GGCTATTTTCCAAACATGTGAAGAAATGTGAACTGAATCTGTGATAGTGTTACCGTGACAAAAAACCGAAAGGCGAAAGCCGTCCGCGACGCGGGCGGCTTTTTTCATGCCCTGAAAAGGAGGCGACCACATGAGCGGAGAGAACCCGTTCGGCAACGTGACCATAGACGCCGAGACTCTACAGGAGAGCATCAACACGATATTCGGATCGCTCGCGAAAGTCGGCGAGGCGATGAACGAGGCGACGCGCGGATTGTCCGACGTTTTCGCCGCTATTGACGAGATCGCCAAGGAGGCCGAGGCGAATGGGCGGCGATGACTTCGACTTCGACTTCGCGCTCGGCGATGACTTCGACTTCGAGTTCGGCTTCGACGGCGGCGACGCTGCCGGGGACGAACGCGAGGAGGATCGCGACCCGGTGATGGAGCGCCTGCTTGAGGGGAACCCGCCGACAGGCGAGGGCGCGACAGCCGCCGAGGATATCGAGGGCGAGAAGCATCGGAGCGTGTCGGTGTTCAAAACCATGTGCACCGCGAAGAAGATGAAGCTGCTCTCCGAAGCCGCGCTCGACGAAGTGCTCGACTGGCACCTTGAGGAGGGCGTCGCCTACCACTGCATATCGTTCGGCGACGTTGACAGCCTGACCTACCTGCGCCACATCGTCAGACAGGAACCGCTCGAATACGTGATGATCTCGACGTGGTGCATGGCGATGGAGGACGCCGAGGAGATCGCCCAGTGGGTCGATCGCGGCATGGTAGGCCGCGTTGACTTCTACGTCGGCGAGATATTCAAGAACGGCTACCGTGGCGTTCGCGACGCGATCGAGGCGATCGCGCGGTCGTGCGGCGGGCGGGTCGCCCGTTTCAGGAACCACTCGAAGATCATGGCGGGCTTCGGTTCGAGGCTGTCGTTCGCCATAGAGTCGAGCGCCAACATCAACACGAACCCGCGAACCGAACAGGCCGTCATCACGGTCGATCGCGGACTCGCCGAGTTCTACAAGGAGTTCTTCGACGGGATCAACAGCTTCGACGGAGGCTTCGAGGATTGGGAGCCGTACCAGTTGGGAGGCGGCGGCGATGCACGTGCCGAGCGACCGAAGGCTTGAGGAATGGATACGCGACCTCATGCGCCAGGGGAAGATGTACGTGTTCTACAAGTCGCCCGAGTGGCAAGCCCTGCGCGGCCAGGTGATGGCCGACCACCACAACGAGTGCGAGCGATGCGCGGCGAGCGGCAAGCTCTCGCGAGCCGACACCGTGCACCACGAGTTCGAGGTTAAGAAGCACCCGGGCATGGCGCTCACTCGCTACGTCGAGGAGGCTGACGGCACGAGGCGCGAGGTGCTGCACCCGCTGTGCAACCAGTGCCACAACGACGTGCACGGGCGCACCGTGAAGGGAAACCCACCAAAACCCCAGCTCAACGAGGAGAAATGGTGAAACATACCCCCCGACCCCCCAAACCCCGACTCAAAGGAGGGGTCGGACAACGCGGGGAGATTCCAGACTCCGCGTCTTTTTATCCGAAAACGAGAGAATCAGGAGGCAAGGGAACATGGCCAGACCACGCGATCCGACAGCCCTCAAGGTGCTCAAGGGCAAGTCTCACATGACCAAGGACGAGAAGGCCGCGATCGATGACGAGATTTACGCTTCGAGCGGGAAAATCTCGCCGCCCGAATACCTCACCGAGAAGCGGATGATCGACATGTTCGAGAAAGAGGCCGCGTACATGGAGCGCGTGAACGAGGCGGCGGGCGTCGCAGTGTACGGCGACACCGATATCGAAGCCCTCGTGACCATGATTACGAGCCACTTCCAGTACCTCTACTACCTCAAGCGCGAGAAGGACAGCCGCGACCTCGCGGACAAGCAGAGGTACAACAGCATGAAGAACAAGGAGGCCGCTACCCATGAGAGGTTCATGAAGCTGCTAAAGCTCGACCCAAGCTCTCGCGTCGATTTCGGCGGCACGTCAGGCGATGATGCCGATGACGAGTTCTAACGCGAAGGCACGCAAGCGCAAGCAGATCAGATGCCCGAGGATCACCGAGTACCTTCGGCTGGTCGAGTCGGGCAAGTACAACGCCTGCGAACGCCAGAAGAAGTTCGCGGCGTACGTGCGGCGCGTGTTCGCGAGCGAAGAACTCATCATCGACACCGACCGCATCGACCGATACGGTCGCTACCTGCGCTACTTCCCGTTCGACCAGTTCTTCCCGTGGGAGTGGTGCCTGTTCACGCTTTTCACGTGCGTGTTCCGCGCTGACGGCACCCCGCGCTGGCCTGACCTCGTGTGCTTCATCGGTCGAGGCGGCGGCAAGAACGGCTTCATCGCGTTCGTGACGTTCTGCCTCGTGACGGCGGTCAACGGCATCAGGAACTACGACGTCGATATCTGCGCCAACTCCGAGGAGCAGGCGAAGAGGTCGTTCACCGACATATGGGAGATGCTAGAGGGCAAGAACCGCCTGAAATTCAAGAAGGGTTTCAGGTGGAACCGCACCGAGATCGTCAACACATCGACGAACTCGGCGATCAAGTACCGCACGAACTCGCCGAAGTCCAAGGACGGCATGAGGAGCGGCGCGGTCATCTTCGACGAGGTGCACGCTTACACCAACTGGAACAACATCACCGTGTTCACGACCGGGCAGGGCAAGTGCCCGCACCCGAGGCGGGCGTTCATATCGTCGAACGGCAACGTGCGCGACGGCGTGTACGACGCGCTGCTCGAACGATGCGACCGCATACTCAACGGCGAGGTCGAGGACGATAACGGCTACCTCCCGTTCGTGTGCTCGCTCGACGCGCCCGAGGAGGTGCACGACGAGGCGAACTGGGAGAAGGCGAACCCGTCGCTGCCGTACCTTCCCGTGCTCCGATTGCAGATACGCAAGGAGTACAAGGATTGGATCGACAACCCAGCGGAGAACGCCGACTTCATGACGAAGCGCATGGGCATACCGCAGGGCGACAAGGAGTTCGAGGTCACGTCGTGGGAGAACCTGAAACGCGCGAGCCGCGAGCGGCCAGAACTCGCTGGCAAGCCGTGCGTGCTCGGCCTCGACTTCTCGCGCAAGGATGACTTCTTGAGCGCGGCGCTGCTGTTCCGCGAGCGCAACGATGACGGCGAGGAGGAGTTCTACGCGATCCACCACTCGTGGTTCTGCCTGAACTCGCGCGACCGCGAGCGGATCAAGCCGCCCCTCGACGAGTGGGCGAAGCTCGGCATCGTGACGCTCGTCGATGAGGTCGAGATACCGACCTCGATCGTCGTGAGGTGGATAGAGGAGGCGCAGGCCGTCTACGAGATAGTCGGCGTCGCCCTCGACGATTACCGATACGACATAGTGCACGAGGAGCTGGAAGGCCTCGGGTACTCGGCGAAGGATCACACGATCACGAAGGTCAGGCCGTCGCACCACATGCGCGTGCAGCCCGTGATCAACTCGGCGTTCGCTACCGGGCGCATAGCGTGGGGCGAAGACCCCGCGATGAGGTGGTTCACGAACAACACGAAGCTCGTGCCGTTCCTGAACGGCAACTACAAGTACGAGAAGATCGAGCCGAGGTCGCGCAAGACTGACGGCTTCATGGCGCTCGTCGCCGCGTTCTGCATACGCGAGCAGATACCCGAGACTCGCGAGCTTGAGTTCCTGCCCATGTTCACGTTCTAAAACCCGCGTTTCCGCCCGAAAACGGGCGAAAACCGCCGAATTTCGCAAAAAAGCGGGCGAAATCGGCGAATTACGGCGAAAAACAGCCGAAAACGCGCCGAAACGGGCGAAAATCCCGAAATTCGGCCATTTCAAGGCGAAAAGGCCACGGAAAACCGAAGGGAGGTTAAAAATGGCGAATTTCCTGACCAGGCACTTCAACTTCCTGTCGAAGAAGCCCACGGACGAGGAGATCGAGGCGATCTTCCAGCATTTCACCGAGAAGGCGGCGTTCAAGCAGCTCGCCGTGTACATCGCGACCAGCTACATCGCGAACGCGCTCTCGGGATGCGAGGTCAAGGTGATCCGCGAAGGCAAGGAGGTAGACAACGACCTGCTCTACTACCGCCTGAACGTCTCGCCCAACCCGAACCAGAGCGGGGCGCAGCTCATGAACGCCCTCGTCACCCGCCTGTGCCTCGAAACCGACGCCCTCGTCGTACCGCACAAGTCGGACATGCTCTACCTCGCCGACTCGTTCTCGACCGACCCGCACCCGCTCAAGGATGACGTGTTCCGGGGCGTCAGCGTCGAGGGCAAGCAGGTCGCGAAGAGCTACAAGGCTGGCGACGCCTACTACTTCAAGCTGGAAGACCGCAAGGTTCACGGAATCATCAACAGCCTCTACGAAGACTACTCGAAGCTGCTCTCGGCAGCGATCACCGGGTTCGTGCAGGGGCACGGTCGCAAGTACAAGCTCAAGCTCGACAACGTGAAGGTCGGCGACAAGGACTTCGCGGAGAAGTACGAGAACGTCGTGAAGAAGCAGCTCGAACAGTTCCTCACGAGCGAGAACGCCGTGTACCCCGAGTACGCGGGCTACAGCCTCGAAGAGCTGAAACACGAGGCTGACGGGTCGAGCAACGACATACTCGCGATGCGCAAGGAGGTCTTCGACCTGGTGGCGCAGGCGTACAAGATACCGACCTCGATGATGTACGGGAACACCAACAACACGAACGACGTGCTCAACCAGTTCCTCACGTTCGCGGTCGATCCGATCGCGGTCATGATGGGCGACGAGCTGACGCGCAAGTCGTTCACGTTCGACGAGTGGGCGAAAGGCTCGCGCGTGATCGTCGATACGAAGTGCATCAACCACGTCGATATATTCAACGTCGCCGACAAGGTGGACAAGCTCATATCGAGCGGCGTGTTCTCCATCGACGCGGTTCTCTCCGCGCTGGGCTACCAGCCCCTCAACACCGAATTCAGCCAAGCTCACTACATCACGAAGA